AAAAAAAAAAAAAAAAACCCCCCGCGGGGGGGGGTTTTCTTTAATATCGATAATTTACAAGAGTTCTTCTGATAGAGAAGTGCTAAACAATACTAAAGTAGAACTTCAGGAACGATAGGTAGACCAAAGAACCCTGCGACCTTGTTATATTTTTTAGCGATCTCACGGATTTTACCAATGTTATTTCCTAGTAGTTCCATTGTTTGACCAATGTTCCCTGTCTTATCTAGAGAGTTTTCAAGGAAATCTTTAATACGAGCAAAACTGCCTAAGTTTTGGCTAGCTTCTTCTTCACTTTCAATGTCTTCAACAGCGCTAAGAGCTCTTTCTACTTTGTCGCACTCTTTTATAAAACGTTTACGCTCAGTAGGGTCTGAGATGTCATCCTCAGCATCATCTCTTAAATCCTCTAGTAGATTTTCTGCGCTACCTTTGAGACCTTTTAATTCTACTTTGATATCAATGTTCAGAGATTGAGTTGCGGTTTGGGTTTGGTCCTGAGTGTTAGTATTGTTATTGGTGTTAGTAATATGGTTGTCACCAGTCTTTACATGTACATTCACAGTCATATCCCTTTTATGTTCATCCACAGCTTTGGCTGTTTCTTCCCTTGATTCTATACCACTCAGTAATTGAGAAACACTAAAACTTTTGCGAATAATGCCATTGTAATATTCCGACCTTTCATCTAGTTCATGACCGATTAACTCATCATAACTAACAGTGTGCCCATCACTATCTGGAAGGGGAATATGTTCTTGAACGCCAAGACGTTCTGAGTTGACTCCATTCAGACTCCGAACGTTTTGTCTAATATAGGCGAAGAAGTCTCTTGCTTGGTTACCAGTAACCACGATTTTAATTATTCGGTCTACACTATCTTCTTCAATTAGCGCCTGAACATTAAGGTTGCTATCTGACAGTACCGCACCAGTTCTCCATCGGCGGTCTGCACTTATGTTTGAGCTCAGTCTGACTAAAAGTTTAGGAAACAATGCAGGCGGAAGCAGATTTTCATACTTAAAAATGAAGTTAATGGTGTTCTTACCATAATTCAGAGCCTTGTTTTTCACTTCTGTTGGCAATAAGTTGGGTACCAAATAGGTTTTGCTTTGAGCTGAGCCAACGGGATGGCAGAGCTCAAACTGCATCATAGATTCGATTATGAACCTAGCTTTGCCGTTGTATTTGTCTGGGTATGTATTATCGAGTTCTTGCTGTACTTCTGGTAATTTTATATAGCCATTATTGGTCGCCAATAGAGTAGAATTAATGATGGCGTAGATACCATCTGTTATCCAGTGGGGGTTTAAAATCCCCATATCAAAGTCAGCAAGCTCTTCAAACGCGATAATGACGCTAAGATCGTGCAGTAAGTGACGCAAAGTTGTTTGAGCTTCCTTATCGTGAATCCCGTTCTTGCAGCAAATCTCAGTAAATGCCGATAAAGGTAGGTGATCTCTCTCATAAGAGAGAGCTTTTATCTCGTTCTTAACCTGAATCCAGTTACTTGCAAGCTTCACTTTTCGCATAGGAAGCTGTGCTACTTGGGCATTTATTAATTTACGGACTTTATCGATGCCTGTTCCATCAGCACATGATACTCCTTCGACTTTGAGTAGGTTAGGGAACTTCTCTTTGAGTTTCCCTTCTTGAAGGTTGTTAACGTCAAACTCGTCTATCTTATTTCGGACGATGATTACTTTGGAATCACCACCGTAAGTTTGAACTTGCTGAAGCCAGTACTCTATTTTTTGATCTTGTTGTAGATCGTCTTTCCGGTCATTAATGACAAGTACATACACACAACGACGAGATAAGAAAAGTTGGTGTGTTGCGTGCATAATTTGCTGCCCACCAAAGTCCCAAATAGAGGCATCTACTGAGTATCGTTCATTGATAGGAACGGAGTATTTTTTGATATTGATACCGTGAGTGGTTTTTTCTTTGTCGTTAAACTTTTCGCCAATCAACGCTTTCATCAATGATGTTTTACCAACCTCCCCGTTTCCAAGGAAAACAATTTTTGCCTCATTCAATTCTTCAATATTTCCGAGCATAGAATCGAAGTATGGTTTAACTGCTTTTTGCCCACGTTCAGCGATTTCTATCGGTGGCGATATAAGAGGGTTGTTGTTAATAATAATATATTTTTCATCGCTTTTGTAATTTCTATATTTGGTGCTAAATTCGAAGTTATCAGAGAACTCAGGTGGGATGTCAATAATATTATTATCGCTTAAGTCAGCGTATCTTAATTTTTTAAGAGTTATAAGCGGTTCTAGGCTATTTATATTGTTGTTAGGTAAGTGTATGCGCTCCAAATTAGGGAAGCTAACTAAGAAACCGATATTTTCAAGTCGAGATCCTGACGCATTCAAAAGTGTTAACGAAGGATGACGCCAGTTTTTATCGATATCGATACTGACTTTTCGATTGCTTAAGTGTAGATCACGCAGGTTTGGTGCGAACTTCAACCAGGAAAGTTTAAACTCTTCATTTGTGTGACTTGAGTGTACCAGAAGCGACTCTAAAGAAGGTAAATCGGTATCGAAATGTATTGCAGTGCCACCCCAGCTGCGAATGCTTTCAAGCTCTGACGTAACAATGTTTGATAGTATGACAGGGTTTCTCGTATTGTGAGCCACGGTGAGACTTTTAATTTTTGGACCTTGGTATTGTTTTTCGCTTGTCTCAATTGCCCCGCTCAAGTGATGAAGGTTTGGTACGCCAATCAAACTATTGAGGTTTGCTGCTTTATTTGTGTGTAGCGACTTTAATTGAGGTAAATCTAGTTTTGTATAATTAAAATTTTCACTGCTAGCTAAACTTAGATGTGAAAGGTTTGTAAACTGGTTTAGTATTTTTTCCGGGGATTTTCCAATGACGTGTATTACTCTTAGCTTTGTAATGTTATGTTTTGAGTCACCAAGAAAATTTATGGATCCTTGAGATAGCTCGTGTATTTCTAGCTCGTTTAGCCAAGGGAAAGGATTGCTGTTAGAGTTAATTTCAGGTGAGTTATCCTCTAATGATTCTATATTTAAATGGATAAGTCTAGGGTAATCGCTTAATTTCTCTTGGCCCGTGATTCGCGTAGGAATATTGATAATATGTTCATTTAAATTTTTACTTTTAGCCCACGATAAAAAGTGATTAAATTGCTCTTCTTCAAATATATCAGCACCTTCAATAGAAATTAACGTGTCATTGAAAATCTTTATCGTGGGATGGTGCATAAAGCGACTCACAACTAGCTCTTCAATATGAGCATTGTCACCTCCCGTGTACTTAGCATTTTCAATTGGGACTTCATCCCCATAATGTCTATTTACGTATTCGCTAAGGTGCTTAATCTGTTCACTTGATAACTGTGGAAGGCCGTCAAAAATTTCCATCATTTGTTTCATCACTTCTTCTCCATCACCAACGCAACTCTACCCACAACCCTTACTTCATCTTCCTCAACAGTCAGAGTGGAACCATTAAAGCTGATCGCTAGTTTCTTTCCTGGTAAGCGTTGGATTTCGTTCAGGGAGAATAGGCCGTCCATATCGACTAGGTATGTGCCGCTTACTGCCTGCCGAGATTCTTTGTTTACGAAATAGGTAGCGGACTCGCCTTTTATTGCCATTACATTGACAACACCAAGTTCATCAAGCATCGCTTTATCCAAAGCAAGACTCCCTTGGTTAACTAGTTTTCCTTCCTCTATTCGAAAACAGTCGGCATCGAAAATCTGTTTAGTTTCGTTTTTCTTTGAAATATGAGTGTGCTCACTTGGGCTTTCATATGGCTCACCCTGGCCAAGTGTTAGCCATTTTATAGAGATTCCTGTTTCCAAATGCAATCGAATTACAATTTCGTACGGGACTAAGTTTCTATGTCGCCACGTGCCAACGGTTGATTTAGGTAAACCAAAGGCATCAGCTAACGCTTGGTTGGAGCTGGTATTTGTGGCCTGCATCAACCTTTCGATTACTTCTTTCCCGCCAACGTACTTGGGCGGTTGAATTGGGAATTGACAAGATTTCATGTGCGATCAATAATTCCAAATGAAATCGGACGCGAGCTGCAACTCAATCACCCGAATATAAACAATCAATAACTTACAAGGATAGCATTATGCTTTCATATCAAGTAGTCCTAAATACACCTTTCATGACGTATGACCAATATTCCCAGTTCTCCGGTATGCCTAAGCGCACCATTATGGATTGGGCAAGCGATGGTCGCTTACCTATTAAAAACAAAGATAAACCTAAAGAAACGCCCTTAATTAATATGGTTGCTCTTGTAGAGCTAGCAACACGTGAAGCAATGGAAAACTTGGGGTAGGTGATCATGCGCTTATCTTCCTTAATTCCAACCAAAGAGCATTGCCCTTGGTGGCTAAACATCCTTGGTTGGGTTTTCGTTTTCGTACCGTATTTCTTCAATTGAGTATTCGCTATGAACGAAATTGACTCAATGTGCGAATTCCGTGGCTCTAAACAAAAGGCATTTAACGAAGCGTGTTGTGCATTTGCGAACTCGGAGAACATGACCAAGTTAGCAAAAGCCGTAGGAATGAATGCCACCATGCTGCGCAATAAGCTCAACCCAGAGCAGCCGCACATTCTAACTAACGTAGAACTTGTGCTGATAACCAAAGCGAGTGGTAACTACACCATTCTTAATAGCCTTTTGCTTGGCCTTGGTGTGGTGATGGCGCATATCCCAAGTGAAGCGAGTGAAGAAACCTTCATCAAGCGGGCGCTCGAAAACGCGGTGCACTCTGGCGATCTATCTCGCATGGCGCTGGAACATAGCGGAAGCAGCCGCATGAGCCGTTCACACAAGCAAACCATCATCGACAAGGCGCATTGCAGTATCAGCAATCTGGTCGCGCTTATCTCTGATCTTGAAAGTCGCACAACGGGCATCACGCCATTACTAAGTATGAGCGTGGATTTCATCGCCAGTGGTGCACCGGTTCCCGGACTGAGTTAACTCCAGGGAATAGTAAGGATATTTCCACATGATAACGATTGAACTGAACACCCTAGAAGAAGCTTTACATATACAGAACGTTGCTTCGCTGAACATCAGCAAATACCAACAAAACCCAGTTGAAGGGCAAGAGTGCCAGCAAAACTCAAATATTCGTCTTTGGCAAGATATTCGGCGACAAGCGGGTTTAGAAATGAAGGCCATCTCCGAGAGAGGAGAGCGTGCTTAATGCAATACGTAGCTATTCGACTTTTTGGTGATGGTGCGATGAAGCGCCACAAACACACTCAAGAGCCAGAAACAACGGCGCTTGGAGATTTCGATTCGTTAGACGATGCCGTTAATCAAGCGTGTGAGCTACTTAACTGTAACCACGTTCGCCACGGAGTTTTAAGCGAAGGCGAAGGGTTAGGCGGGTTTATCGTTGTAGATGCACAGGAGTTTACCGAGATATGAGCATTCAAACTTTTACTGAACCTTGCCATTTACCTTGTCCGGATTTGCCGCATTACTCTTTGACAAAGGAAGACAAAGAACGTGGCCTTGTTTGGTTAGAGAAGGTACGAGCTGAGCTTGAAGCAAAACGAGCAACAACAGAAACAGAGCGTGAGCGACGCAAAAGAGTGTGGCTCACGAAACAAAAGCAAAAGTCTTTGCGTTTACCTAATCGTGTGGTGGCACGTTCTTAACTTTCATGAAGAAGAACAACATTAACCTAAGCAATCCACTAAATCGACTCCCAAGCAATCTGCATCGGGAGTTGATTTCTTATCTGGATAATCAAAAAGGTACTTCCCAACTTTCTTTCGTGAATGGCGTATGGGTTCATGATGGTGAACTTACACCGCGAGAAAGAGTATTTGAGTTTGCGTCAATGACTGCTAACAAGCTCAAGCTACCTTTCGATATCCGCAACTATATTGATAAAGCGGCCTCGAGCCGATTAAAAAAGTATGGCTTTAAGCGTGCAATTGAGTTTATTGAAAAGCGCAGTAGCGCTGTTGCATCTGCGTTTTCCGTGTTACCTGAAGCTTGGTGGAAAGTTGATAATGAAATCAAAAGAGCGAAATTGGCTGTTGAAATGGCCGGGCGCTGTGGAAACCGAGTCAGGCTCGCGTCAGAGCATGGGCTCTCACCAATAGAGACAATTTCATTTATCAATGAATTTACAGGCGCTTCTCTGTGGCTACCTCATTTCGCACATGTTGAGGATACCAACCAAGCATATTCAATGATTGTTAGGCTAATGGATGAAGCGTTTTGGCGTAGGGCTATTGGCCGTATTGTTGTTGCGGTATTTGAGAATGCTCGTCGTGCTGCTGGTATGGTTTCCCCACATAGCTCACCTTATGCTTCTAACTCTGCTTGTGAATGGTTAACTATTCGCCAAGACCGTCAACGAGAGTGGATTGAGTTGATGGCGATAGAGTCCGAAAGCGGGGACGTAGTTGACCTAAAAACAGTCATTGATTCGTCTCAAAGCAATCCTGCAAATCGTAGACATGAGCTAATGACGCGTATTGCTGGTTGCCAGGAATATGCAGAGAGCAATGATCATGTCGCTATCTTTGTCACCATGACCTCACCGAGCCGATTTCACAGGCTCAAACAACACGGTAAATACTGGATAGAAAACCCTAAGTTTGACGGTGCTAACCCTAAAGACGCACATGCTTGGCTAAGCCATGGCTGGAATTTGTTTAGAGCCTGGGCCGATTACCGTGAGTTAGTGTATTACGGTATGAGAGTAGTCGAGCCTCACCAAGACGGCACACCTCACTGGCATGGCGTATTTTTCATGCCGTTAGAGCACGTAAAGGCGTTCATCGCAGGGCTTGAAGCGTATCAGTTTAGAGAGCCCAAAGACCTATATTTTGAAGACGGAACACCAAGAACCAAAGCGATGAAAGCGCGCTTTGATGCAAAGCTGATCGATAAATCTTCCGGAGGTGCGGTTGCTTATCTTGCTAAGTATATTTCGAAAAACGTTGATGGTTATGCCCTTGAAGGCGAAGTCGACCGAGACAATAAAAGAGCCAAGCTTCAAGAAACCGTAAAGAACGTCACCGCTTGGTCACGTACATTCTGCTTTCGTCAGTTCCAATTCCAGAAAACGCCGCCAGTGACTATTTGGCGAGAGCTTCGTCGTATCGATGAAGAGCAAGAATACTGCTTGTTTGAAAAGGCCAGAAGAGCGGCCGACTGTGGTTTCTTTTCTGCTTACATGGATTATATGGGCGGCCATCGACTTAGATCGTCTGAACGTCCAATCCGCTTAGTTAAAAAAGAACGCGAAAACAAATACGGTGAAATTGTTACTGTTACTGATGGGGTGGAAGGTTCAGGTTTACTTGTTTATACGCGAGAAACGGAATGGAAACTCATTAAGAAAGACTCCGACTTGTCGGAGGCTTCTGAAGGGAGCGGGAGCGACCGCCCTTGGTCCAGTGGCAATAACTGTAGAATTCCACCTAAAAGCCAAAAAATACTCGATAAGTACTTCCTGGAAATGGAGCTAGACAGGTCTGATCCCGCTTGGGAAAGCTTCATGAAAGAAGAAGGGGTACCAACTTAGATAAAAGAGCTCGGACGGTGAGCTTCTCCATATCAACTTTCGATACAGTGACATTGGCTGCAAAGAATTGGTAGAATACTGTATGTATATACAGTATATTGGCGGTGTAGTTGTTAAGGGTATTGATATGTCTAATAAAAACCAGTTATTCCAGAAAGCACTGGAGCTCATCATCGATGGAGTAGCATTAAGCACTGAAGCCGAAAGCCGTGCGCAGGTCGGTGCGTATTTGATGGGGTTAGTGGTCGCAGACAATCAAGGTAAACTCGATAACGACAAAGTAGAAGCCATTCAGATGATCATCCAAATGGCTGATGAAGTGGATAGTCCAGAGTTCAAGTTATAGCATTGAAAGTTGCTGCTTCAGCTCTTTTCTCTGATCTGGTGCTAGAGCTTTAACCAAGTTAAATGCCATCTGTGAAGTTGTTCTCGCAGAAGGGCTAAGCGTGTGGCTGTAAGACAAGTTCATCACAAATGTGTGCCCACACTCAGCATCACTACAAGCACAATATAAGTCGGCATAACCCGAAGATATACGGTTAGATTTTTGGATGCGGCTTTTCTCGCCGCATTCTGGACACAACACTCTCATATAAAACACCTGGCTTATTGACTGACTTAATAATCATACGCCAAAGGTCTGTGTTTTTATACAGTTATTGGTGAGGGTTTAGGCCGTATCTCCGTGTATTAAATTGAAATTAAGCCGTAAGTGTTTAGGTACCTCCGGGTCTGAGTTCACCTCATCCATAATCAGCTCACACACAGGGATGATCTCATCCTTGGCGTACTCACTACCTATCTTCGTTGGGTCGCCTAAACTGGTCGTGCCCTGCGGAATAATGCCAGCTTTACCTACTGGGAAGCGGTGGCCGACAAGAATGTCCTGCGCGGTAATATTTTTGATGCGCTCAAACTCATCTTTGGTGGCGATATCACCAACCGGAATCAGCTGAATCCCTTTCTCTTTGCCGTTCGGAATATTCACAAACATACTGCGGAAGTTACCCACGCCTTTAGAACTGGCGATCTTCTGCTTCAACATTTCTTCATCTTCTTCACTAAGGTTTGGGTCGGTAGCGTAGAAGATAAAGCCCATGTGCGCGCCGTTCTTGTAGTAGCGACGGCGAAACAAAGTGGCGTCTTTATTCAGCAAGCTGCTCTGAATACTGCCAAGATAATCCGCCAAACCGTAGATTTGTTGTTGCGGGTCGTACTGAGGCAAGAAAATAACATCTTCCTTTTTATATTCGCGTTGCTGGTTGTCGCGTTCCAGAATGACGAAATTGCCGTTTTTGCGTCTGCGAAGGTACATGCCAGGTAAGGGGTGCAAGCGAACCACACGCTTGAAACCATCGCGGATTTTGAGAAATGCAGCATCACCAAAGGTGAAGTAATCACGGCAAAAAGCTTGTATATGTCGGCGTCGAGTTGCACCGCCACTTTGGAAGCGTCCCGCTACATAGTTTGCTCGAGCGATAAGTAGTGAACCATGATAGGCGTTTGCTCGAGCAATATCGGCCAAGCCACTGCGGGAAATAGGAGGCTCCCAATAGTCGTCACCATCGTTGTAAAACAAATCTGAATAGGTGGTCATCCAACTGTTTGAGTCGATAGACTCTGGTGAGGAGTCGATGTGATAGACCGACTCTGGCGCGTGTTCTTCTTGTTTGACTAAAGTGTTCATTTGCTCGGTCATGCTGCAGTGGCCCAGGTTGATTTAGTTGGTGTTGAGTGATCTAACGGCTCGTTAATGATGGCGTGAGAGATTGCCCAGAATGCATCGGCGTGTCCGGTCGTTTCGCTGCGTTCTGCTTTAAAGGTCATGGCGTTACCGCTGGCCGTTGGGACGCGCTTAATCGCCATAAACGCCATGGCAATGTCTTTGTGCTGCGCATCGAACTGCAGGCGTCTGGCTTCTACGACGTCAATCATCTTCATTACCAAGCGGTTTTTGTTTTCGTTGCTGTAATGGATGGCGTGCGCTTCACGTGGGTATTTCTTCGATATCAAGTCCCAAACACCGCCGCCAATGCCCGTGGTGTCGACACCGATGTACGTTACTTTGTAGCGCTGAAAGACTTTCTCTATTTCCGCAACGTGATATTGGAAGTTCAGGCCTTTCCAATAGTGTTTTTCTAATACACGGAAACGTTCACCCGCGACGACAGGCGGTGCGACAACCACCAAACAGGCATTGTCACGGGTTCGGCTTGGGTCGTAACCTAACCAAACTTCCCGATTGGCAAAAGGACGTTTGTTATTTGGCTTGAAGTCCTGCCAGTGGGCGGCATCCACCATGCCTTTTTCGAGGTCAGAGAATTTGAAGACAGACAGCGAACCGTCGACAAACACACACATAAACAGGTTTTTGAAGTCATCATCACTGTATTCTTCGCGCAGTTCTTCAATGTCAAACAGGTCACAACCACCGTTTGCCGCATCTTCAATGGTGACAGCATAACGCCACTGTTTGTCGGGGCAGAGTCGCCCGCCGTCTCGGAATTCATCAAAGGTCGGGAATTCGACGTGTGCGCGTGAGTCTTTACCTTTCCGCCACTGGTCACCAGTCCAGAACGGGTAAGCCTGGTGCATCTTAGATGATGGCGTAGAAAAGTAGGTTTTTCGCCACTTCTTATGCGTTGCCATTGCCGAAGCCAGTTTGTTTAGCTCGTCGAACTTAGGGATCCAGAAATATTCATCGACATAAACGTGGCCGTGGTAACTCTGCGCGGTTTTGCTGTTCGTGGACAAAAAGCGCAGTTCGGCGCCATTGGAAAGAATAATCGGGTTGCCGGTTAACTCGATGTCTAAGAACTCTTTACCAATCGCAATGATGTAGCTGCGGAAAACCTCAGCCTGTGCGCGTGATGCAGAAAGAAAGATTTGGTTATCACCAGTCAGAATCGCATCTTCTAAGGCTTCACCACTAAAATAGTAAGTAGCACCAATCTGGCGAGACTTGAGAATATTACGAATACGCTGTTTGATGTTGTTGCGCATCGTGTGCTGGTACTCGAACAGAGATTCATGCCAGCCTTTAAAGTCATCTTCTGTTAGGTGCTCAATGCTGTTTTTCTTACGGCTTCTTTTACGGCTCCCGTTACTGCTGTTCTTAGGTGAGTCACCATCACTTTTTGGTGAGCTGCCTTGCGAAAGGTGCCGCTCTACTTTGGCTTTTGCATCAGCGTGAGCTTTTAACAGCTTAACGTGGTGATCGATAAGCTTGTCCATTTCCTTGAGCTGCTGATCGGTTTTCTCATCCTTATCTATCAACACCGCCAAACGGCGATTAATCATTTCCTCAACAGAAAGTTCATTAAGCAACAAAGCCCAGCCGAATTTCTCCGCCCAGGTATAAATGATGCGCTCACTATTAAGGTTCAGTTGCGCTGCAATTTCTTTCGGAGGAACACCGCGTAAATAAAGCTTTTTCGCGGCTTCTCTTATTTCATCTGAATATGCCATAGCTGCATCATACGCGCCGAAAACTTGCAGATGACCTAGATAAGTTCCTGAAAATTCTAGTTTTGGCAAAATCCGAATTGGTAGGAATTGAAGTGGCTGAAAGCCGTTATTCAAAGGCGTATTGTTTGCTCACACCGATATGTGAATGACAAGTTTGAGTACCAAAATGCCAAAGATTAGTGACTGGAAAATCATTGCTACTGAGGGGCCAACCGTAGACGGGCGCAAAATTACCCGTGATTGGATTGAGCAAATGGCGGCAAGCTATGACCCAAAAGAGTACACCGCACTAATCTGGCCAGAACACCGTCGATTTTATGGTTACGGTGAAAACTGGGGCAATGTTGTTGAGCTTAAAGCGGAAGAGGAAGGCGGCAAATTACGTCTGCTCGCGAAGCTGGAGCCAAACGAATACTTGCTGGAAGCCAACCGCAAAAAGCAAAAGCTGTTCACATCCATCGAACCAAATCCCGATTACAAGGGCGAAGGGCGTTGCTATTTAATGGGCCTAGCTGCGACTGACTCCCCAGCCTCCACAGGTACCTCGCTCCTTCAATTCTCTCGTAAATCAGGTGAAACCACCGAATTAGAGTGCAGCGCATTGGAAGAAGTCGATTTTTCTGAGTGTTTCACGCGCAAAGACCGCTTTTTCGCGGCATTCAATGAATTTTTCTCTTCTGGCGATGAAGGGCCAGAAACTCCATCAAAAGTAGAGGACACCGACGTGACCGAAGAGCAACTTAAAGCAGCACTGCAAGAGCAGTTTTCTGCATTCAAAGGCGAGTTCAAGCAAGAACTGAAAGAAGAGTTCAACTTGCAAGACGAACCAGAAACGCCAGAGCCAGAAGATAAGGAAACAAGCGTTGAGCTGTTCTCTGCCACTCTGGACGAAAAACTAAAACCGTTAATCGAGAAAGTGAACGGTCTCGAAAACCAATTCGCTGAACTTTCAAAAGAAGTTCCGGGTCAAGAACCAGATGGTTCTGGCGCTGATGATAAATTCTCAGCTAAGGAGATGTTTTAATGCTGAACGCAATTTCAACTCAATACCTGCAAGAGTTCTCTTCAACAATGTTGACAAGTGCAGGCGCGTCAGCAGGTCAAACGATGTTTAACCTTACGCCGCCAATGGAAACTAAGCTGCGTCAGGCAATTATGCAGTCAGATGCCTTCTTGGGCATGATCGCGATGCTGCCTGTACAGCAAATCAAAGGCCAGGTTGTTGATGTTGGTAACGATGGTCTATCAACAGGCCGCGGCAACAATGAGCGCTTTAGCGTAGAAGTAGGCCAAAGTGGTAACACCTACGAGTTGGTTAAAACTGATTCTGGTGCGCACATTCTTTGGGAAACCATGACTCAATGGGCGAACTCAGGCTCTAAAAATGAATGGTTGAAGATGATGCAAAATGCCATCTCGCGCCGTTTTGCTCTCGATATTCTACGTGTTGGTTTCAACGGTACATCGGCTGCAACGGTAACAGACCCAGTCGCAAATCCACTTGGTCAGGATGTCAACAAAGGTTGGCTGACTATCGCGAAAGAGAAGAAAGCGAGCCAAGTCCTTGCTTCTGCCCAACTCGACCCAACAGGTGCAGCCGCGGATTCTTACAAAAACCTAGATTCGTTGGTTCAAGACCTGATCAATACCACGATTGCGCCAGAGCACCGCCAAGACCCTGAACTTGTGGTTCTCGTCGGTTCAAACCTGGTCGCAGCAGAGCAGCACCGTTTACTGGAAGCGGCAAACACGCCTACCGAGCACAAAGCTGCTCAACAACTGGCAAAAACCATTGCAGGTAAGAAAGCCTATCAAGCGCCGTTCTTCCCAGCCGATCAGGTTTGGGTAACCAACACCAAAAACCTGCAAGTACTCACGCAGGAAGGTACGCAGTGGCGTAAGCAAAAGAACGATGAAGATACGCTTCGCTTCAAACAAAACCATATCCGTATGGAAGGTTACGCCATCGGCAACCTGAACAAGTTCGCTGCGATTGAAGCGGTGACCGTTGTTGAACCAGCGGTATAGGTGGGGGGATTTATGGTTAGCCCATTAGCAAAACAGCGTCGAAAGCTCATTGAACAGCAAGCTAACCAGTCTGCTCCGGAAGTCGTTTCCGGTGCAGATACCGACAGCCTGCACATCAAGCTGATTGAGTTTGAAGAAGACCGAAAGTATTTGCGCTCATTTAACGCCATCGCTGATCGAATTAAGCACAAGCGTGAAGTGCTGGTACCGAAATACAAGCCGTATGTTCAGGCCTACTTAGAAAGTGGCGAAGCGTTCGAAAACCCAATTTTTACCAACATGGTGGTTTGGCTATTCGACATTAAAGAGCTGGATGCCGCGATTGAGTGGTGCATGAAAGCCATTGAGCTGGACTTGCCTACGCCAGAAAACTTCCGCCGTGACTGGCCGACGTTCTGTGCTGACGAAGTGTTGGCATGGGCGGAGAAAGAATCCGAACGTGGTCATTCCATTGAGCCTTATTTCTCCCAGGTGTTCGACAAGGTCGAGAAAGAGTGGCGCTTGCACGAGAAGGTTCACGCCAAGTGGTACAAGTTCGCGGGTTTATACCTGATCCGAAATGAAGAAGGCCAGCCGCAAGCCACAGCGGTTGGCAACGTAGAAACGCTAGAAAAAGCCTTGGCTCTGCTTCAACACGCGCACGATAAGAACAGCAAAGTGGGGGTGGGGACCCAAATTAAGAAGATTGAAGCCCGTATTCGCGCCATTAACGAAGGCAAGAATCTGTAAAGACTCCTACGCCACCGCGCCTCGGCTGGTGAGGTAAGAGAAGCTAACCGGCTAACTCGATACCGTCGACCCAGTGGCTAGAGGCGCCCTAATTTAACTAATCAAGGGACCGTTATGAGCTTTGGCGGAAATGTTAACAGCGCAGTCGATATCGCCATACCAGGTGAAGGATGGCCGGATTTATCTACGGCTGAATTTCGCAGTTTACGCCGTGTTCCCCATACGTTTGATAACGACTCTTTGAACTACGCGGTGACTATTGCCGCGCTGAATATTCAAGAACGATTAGAAAGCCTGATTGTCGGTGGCGAAAAACCAGTGCTGAGCAATCCGAAAATCATGCTCTACAAACGTGCGGTTTATGGTCGGGCTCACGCCGAGCTGCTGAAAGAGTTTGCGACCCAAGACCGCCGAAAAGAAGGTGAAAGCGTGGCAACGGATGAACCGGAACAAGAGGCACGTTTTCTCGCCCAGAGTAACAAAGATGTGCGCGCACTCCTTGGTCGCAGTGCGAATGGGATTGACTCGATATGAGCGAAACCACTTACAACAAAACCAAGCTTGAGCACCTGACGGATTACATCGTCAGTCACCTGAACTCCAATGTGCTCGATAACAAAATCGATGCCTGGCAGGAAAACGGCTCCATTGTGCCAAACGGTGAAGACAGAGGGAACGGCGGTTATATCGCGTGTTACTGGAAGTACAACGCAGTGGTCAGTATTGAAGAGTTTCCACACCGACTTTTGGACCCTCGCTGCTTACTTGCTCTGGTTGCCTGTTGGCTCAGCGATTACGACACCACGCGTAATGAAGATGAGTTAGGCGACCCAGACCTTTCGGTTGATGTGATCAGCAGTGAGGTAGCCGACGTTGCTATTGAATTGGAAATGATGGAGCCGATTGAGCTGATCCCTGACGCTGCGGGAATGATCACTTGGCGAGGGGAAACCTACCGAGTGCAGGCCGTTGAAATCTACACCGCAGAAGAAGCGGAGTTGGTGAATGAAGCCGCAAATTAAGGTCAATGAGCGCGATGTGCTCAACATGCAGGAAAAGCTGGCCATGCTGACTCTGCCACCTAAAAAGCGAATCTGGATACTGAAAACCCTTGGCCGTTGGGAAACGACCAATACCAGAAAGCGCATTCGTTCCCAAAAAGACGTTAACGGACGCGCTCTGCAACCAAAGAAAGGAAAGAAGAAAGGCAAGGTTTTAAAGCGGATGGCAAAGGGCTTAACGCCTTATGTGAGAAACGCCAACCAGCTTGATTTGACTTGGAGTAACAAGTTAACCGCAAAAATCGCAGCAAGGCACCACCTTGGTCAAAAGCAAAAAATGACCAAGCGCCAAATGCAAAAGCGATGGGGCAAACCGGATTACTCAGCACCTTGTACCAAGGGGCAAGCGAGAAAGCTAAGAGAACTGGGTTACACGGTACCGAGAAAAAGCGGCAAAGGACGAAAGAAAGCCAGCTTACGTGAGTTGATGGTAACCATCACCCATGGACAAGCAGGACAGCTCATTCGAGAACTCTCTAATCAGCCAAATATCACCAGTTGGGATATTCCATTAGCAGAGCGTCAGATTCTCGGTAGTAAAGAACGTGAAGTGAACCGCCAGCTCATCAAGATATTTGAGCAGGCAAAACAGAGGAAATAACCAATGGCAACCGGAAAGGTAGAGGTTAACAATCTCAATTTGGCACAAGGCGGTATCCCTGAGATAGAACGTCACGTGCTTTTCATCGGGCGTACTGACAAGGCCGAACTGCAAGACAAAGTGACCCGTATTAATAACATGACCAACCTTGACGAAGTTGTTGCCGATGATGCGCTTGGTCTGAACGTGAAAGCCGCCCAACTTAACGGCAAACAAAACTGGACGGGGGCGATTGTTGGCTTAGATGCAGACGATACCTGGCAAGACGCTGTTGATCTGGCGAACCGGACTGACTCATTCGAAGGCATTGCTATTTGTGACCCAGTCACGGTCAAAACTCAGTTTGATGATATGCAGTCGAAAGCAACCGAGCTGACTAGCAAACTTGGCCGTTGGGTGTTCTTCCTCGCCGCTTGTGCAGGCATTGATTCAACCCCTGATACAGGCCAAACGTGGGCAGAGTACGAAACCGCCATGCTTGACCTGGTGAAAGATGTTTCTGCAAACCTCGTGACGCCCGTTCCTCAGCTTAACGGCAATAACGTAGGTGTACTCGCTGGTCGTTTATGTGATCGAAACGTCACGGTAGCAGACAGCCCGATGCGTGTCGCAACAGGTTCAGTCTTGAGTTTGGGAGACATGCCAACGGACAGCGCAGGGAAAGCATTAGAGATGAGTACCATCGCAACGCTAGCTGATGCACGTTACTCATTGCCGCAATGGTATGCCGATTTAGAAGGGGTGTACTGGTCGGATGCGACCACATTGGAAGCCAAAGGCGGCGATTATCAGTACCTCGAATACGTTCGCCCGGTGCACAAGCTTAACCGCCGTGTGCGTATCAAAGCGATCCGCCGTATTGCAGACCGCATTCTTAACTCAACGCCTGCAAGTATTGAGCTGAACCGCACTTATTTTCGCAAAGATATGCGTGATATGTCGAAAACGACAGAAGTCGGCGGTATTACCTTCCCTGGTGAAATCATGCCGCCAGAAGATGGGGACGTCACCATTCAGTGGGTAACCAAAACCAAAGTGTCTATCGGTTTGATGGTTCGCCCTCATAACTGCCCGAAACACATCGTGGTCAACATCGCGCTTGATCTTACTAACCCTGCAGATTTGGAGGTGTAATCCATGAGCATGAGAATTTCTGGCAAGAACATGCATTTCTCTTTGGGTGACTACAAGCTCAAAGCTCAAAAAGTCACGTTATCCATTACCGACAATTCCGCCGTCAATAAAACCTCTGGTGTGCCAGATGGTTGGGTAGATGGTGACGTTGAAGCAAGTGGTGAAATGGAGCTAACCACGCAGCAATTCAACCTACTCAGCAAAGCTGCGAAACAAGCCGGCTCTTGGCGTGGAATGCCTGATTTTGACGCGCTGTTCTACGGCAAGATTGATAAAGATGAGCTCAAAATTGAAGCCTTCGGATGTCGTATCAAAATCTCTGACCTACTTGATGCCGATTCGAATGGCGGTAGTGCATTAGTTCACAAGCTGCCGTTCGAGGTGACAAGCCCAGACTTTGTCAGCATCAACGGTGTGCCGTACCTACGTCCGGATGAAACCGAAGATTTAGTTCAATAACAAGGAGGCATGATGGCAGATGTTATCGACCATGCCTGCGGTATTGAAACCCAATTCACAGAAGTGGCGCTTGCCAACCAACTGGCAAGGGCTAAGCGAATTGAAGAACGGGAAAGCGCACATGAATGCGGCGAATGTGGCGACCCAATCCCAGAAAAACGCCGCCAAAAAGTACCAGGTTGCATCTACTGCACCCAGTGTCAAAGCGAATTGGAGCGAATGACCCGATGAATTTAGCAAAGCTCTTTGTTGAGAAAATCATGAAGCCAGTCCTTGACCACTTAGATATGGCATCCGGTGGTAAAGGCACGATGAACACTCAAGCGGCCATTAATCTGATCCTGATGATTATTGCTCATGAGTCCGGAAAGTTTACTTACTCAAAACAAGTACGTGGGCCTGCATTGGGCTTTACCCAAATGGAACCCGCCACCTTCAATTGGCTTGTTGAGTGGTTAGGTAAGAGTCGCCCTCACTTGTTGGATGCATTGTCGATGTTTGGCCCCGTTGAGCACTTAGACCCGCGTTACATGGTGATCTCGCCAGAGTTCGCAGTGGCCACCGCACGGCTCAATTTAATTCGGTTCCCAGAAGCCTTGCCAGATGCTGATGACCTAGAAGGTTTGGCTCGGTACGCGAAGAAGTACTGGAACACGAGCGCAGGTAAAGCAACCGCAGGAGATTACCTGCAAGCATATCAATCGCTAATTGGAGAAGCAGCATGAGTTTCATAACTGGAATCGTTGGCAAGACATTGTTGGAAGTACTGAAAGGGCTGTTCTTTCAAATCAGTTGGTCAATCATCCTTGAACGCTTCGCCACACGTCTTGTGGTATGGGGCTTGGAAACCTTGAAAGGTCTTAGCACAAACGACGTTCTGCAAGAGACGGTTGACGACATCATCAATGCATTACAAGGCAAACGCTTAAAAGAAGTGCCACAGAAGGAATAGCGATGGATTCATCATGGATATCGGCGATTGTGGCAACGATAGCGCTGCTTATCGCCATCATCAATGTGGTTTTCGGCAGAACGGATAAAGGGCAGAACACCGCCCGAGATCATGATCGTCGTATCCATGCCAATGAGCTAGCCACTGAGCGACTGCGTGGTGATGTCGCTGAAAAGTACGCCACCAAGCACGAACTACGGGAAGCCGTAGATGATTTGAAAGATTCAATTAACGGACGGTTCGACCGTTTGGAAACCAAGCTAGATAAAGAGAGAGATGTAGCATGAGCAAGCAAATAGTACTAACGGTCGGTGATGCAGATATCACGTTCGTCCCCACAGAAGCGGATTACAACGACTACATGAACGCCTTGGCACAGGGGGAAATCGTGAACTCTGCGCATAACTTTCTGATGAACACCGTTACAGAAGAAAGCAAAGAAGTATTCCGTGAGCTGACGAACGAGAACCCAGGTGCAGCGATTCAGGTTGTGGGTGAAGTTCTCAAGGAATACACACCGAAGCTGCAAATCAAAGTAAAAAAATAGATGCCCTTGTTCGGGCTATGGACTCCAACGAGCTCGAACAAATGCTTACCTGGCGCCGTAAGTGGTTGCCGGGTGAGGCAGACAGCGAAGAGAACCTTGCAAGGGCAATTTGGTTAGAGCGTCAGTATTGGGAAAACATGCAAGCTGCCACCGCCAATGGGGTTGCCAGGGCGTTTAGCTGATAAGGAACACGATGTTACCAGAAGCACTCAGATTTCAAGTTGGATTGATTGACCAGATTTCTAAACCTCTGGGCAATATTCAACGCAATTTGAATGATGTCACCAATACCTACCGTCAGGGTACTCATACCATGATGGCTGGCGCGGCAGGCATGGTGGGTGCTGGCTTTGCATTGCAACAAGCCTTGATGCCAGCAATTGAGATGGACAGGGCATTAGGTGAAGTGAAATCACTTGGTGTTGCCGATGACCAACTAAAAACCCTGACCCAAACCGCAATGAAGTTTTCGGTTGAATATGGTAAGTCGGCCACTGAATTTGTGGCGGCTTCGTATGATATCAAATCTGCTATGGGAGATATGACAGGTGATGAACTGGCGGGTGTCACAAGAAGCTCGGCTATTTTAGCCGCAGCGACTAAAGCAGATACAGCCACCATTACCAACTACATGGGCACCATGTACTCGGTTTTTAAAGACCAAGCCGATCGGATTGGTAAAGACAACTGGGCTGAACAAGTTGCAGGTATGACCGCAAAATCTGTCGAGAGGTTCAAAACCACGGGTCAAGGCATGTCGGATGCGTTTAAAGGTGTTGGCGCATTAGGTAAAACTCACGGCGTAGCCATTCAAGAGCAAATGGCCGTGCTTGGCCTACTACAAGGCTCTATGACTGGTAGTGAAGCGGGGACTCGTTACAAAGCTTTTATGAACGGTGTTGTCAAGGCACAAGACAAGCTTGGTATGTCGTTTACCGACAGTAACGGAAAAATGCTGCCCATGTTCGACATTATGTCGAAACTACGCAACCAATTCGGTGAGTTAGATTCACTGGAAATTGATCAGATTAAGCAAGCTTTCGGCTCGGATGAAGCCGTGCTGCTTATCACTGACTTGATAGGCAAAACGAATGAGCTGCAATCCAGCGTCAAAGACCTAAATGATGCTAGTAACTTAAATACGGCAATTAACATGGCCGGAGCGATGACCGACCAATGGGAACGACTCGAACAAGGCGTGTTTGCAGTTCGCACTGCTTTTGGTGCTGCGTTGTTGCCTTCTCTCTTGCCTGTGATTTCAAGCTTGGCTGATGGTGCGATAGAAATCATCGAATGGACAGAGATGTTCCCGAACCTGACCAAGTACATTGGTTTTGCTGCCATGGCGATTTTAGGTGCAGCAGCAGCAGGTGGTGCTTTTACCTTAATGATGGGTGTCGGTAAACAAGTCATGGCGACTTATATGCTCACCATGAAGATGTTTACAGGGGTGAACTTTTTACTAACTAAAGGAATGGCAGCGCTTCGCGTTGCAATGCTAGCGGTAAACATCGCAATGATGGCGAACCCAATAGGATTCATTACTGGTGCTGTCGTTGCCGCAATCGCGGCAGTGGGTGCGCTGATCTTCTACTGGGATGATCTGAAAGCCTCGTTGGGTGACACGACCTGGTTCCAAGTACTAGAAGGGGCAATCACTTTAATCACACTTCCATTCAGAGCCATGTTTGAGTTCATCAAGGCAGGTTGGCAATGGGTCATGAGCGGCTTTACCGACACTAGTGGATTTGCCTTTATCGGTGATATGGCCAACTCAATTAAGGACGTTTTTTCCGGAGTGTTCAATTGGATTACTCAGAGCCTAGCGGGAATTTGGGACTCAGTGAAAGGACTCATTGATTGGATACCAGGTTTGGGCGGTGATGATGAAGCGACTCAAGTGAAATCTAAGTCCGTTCAAAGCGCTACGCCTCGAGCACAAATTCAACCTGGGGGCGCAGCCAAGAACATTGCCAGCTATCAAACCAGCTCAACCAACTACGGCGGTGTGGCGATTTATCCAACCTACATGAACAGCCCGCAAGACATGGCGAGTGAAATAGAAATGGCGGCAGGCTAATGGCGGATTACAAATACCAGGACATTTTGATTGAGAACGGGGATGTGGTGCTCGATGCAGGCCGCAACCCAATCTTGATTCAAGACCGAGCGGTGATCGCCCAAGACATTAAACACGCCATTATCGAGAGCAACTTAGCGGTGGATTTAATCGCAGAGCGAAGCCCATCCAAGAAAGCAGATATCCGCACCAAGCTAGAATTGCTCGTTGAGGAAGACGTTCGATTAGTACCAGGTACCGTGCGTTTAGATGAACCGACCGAGGGCACGATTTACGTATTTGCCGACACCATGGACTTTGGCGAGTTGCATTTAGAGATAGTGAATAACGGAGAGCGTTAATGACTGATATTCCTAAACCAGACTATTCCGAACTGGTGAAGCAATCGGGTATCCCAACCGATGAAGCAGGGTGGAAGAAAGTACTCAAAGAGGAGATGGACAAAGAAGGTTCTATCATCTCAAACGACTCGCCGTTTTCTCCATTTTGGCGTCTTATTGAAGCCACGGTAGTGAAAGTCACGATGTGGCTCATCAATACCTTATTGGTTGGCTATGTCTTGCCGAACATGTTTGTCGCGACCGCTGTTGACCAATGGCTCGACTTGTTGGCGTGGCAATGCAAAATCACCCGCAAAGGCGCAACCAAAGCCAAAGGCATGATCGCCTTTCAACGTTCTGCGTCTATAGGCCCTGCGTTGGTGATCCCCAAAGATACATGGGTTCAAACTGAACCGATTAACGGCACGATTTACCGAGTGAAGGTGCTTGCTGATACCACGATGCCAGAAAACGACACTATGGTAATGGCAGAAGTGGAGGCGGAGAACGAGGGCGCGGCTTACAACCTAGGTGAAGGGTATTACCACATTTTGCCAACAGCCATTCCGGGCATTGGCGCAGTGACCAACCCTGCCGAATGGTTGAATGAAGCCGGAGCAGACAAAGAGAGTAATGACGAACTCCGCCTACGTATTCGCAATCAGTGGAGCGCAGTCGCAAGATGGCACATTGATGCGGCTTACCGTTCACTGCTCACCAGTCGAGCAGGAATCAACGACGACAATGTCTATTTTGAGCATAACGCCCCGCGTGGGCCAGGTACTGCCAATGCGCTCATCCTTTTAGACACTGGTGAACCATCGGCAGAAATGTTGGCGGATTTGAATGAATACATCCGTGTCGAAGGTCAGCACGGCCATGGTGATGATCTGCAAGTGCTCGCCATGCTAGAAACGACCCACGATATTGTCTGTCGAGTGTGGCCACTGCGTTCATTAACAATGGAAGACCGAGACGCGTTGAAAATTAAAGTGGAGCAGTTTATTGGTGCCGCTTTCCGTGAGAACACCGATTACTCGCCAACGGTCACCAATCCGGTTCTTCGATTCAGTTTCTCAAGATTAGGGCAAGAGCTGCATGAGCAGTTTTCAGAGATTGAATCGCTCGAATTCGATAACGCCGACATTATCAATAACTTGACGGTACCGCGCATTAATTCTTTGGGGGTGACCGTTGAAAATTCCTGAGATTAATCTGCGTTACTGGATGGGACGTGGCGAACTGGCTAAGTTCGCCC